AATCTCGTACCATAGGATTATGCTTGTTGTACATAATACTAGCTCCGTTTGTGTGTGTGTTAGGCTCAGCTAGATGCTAAGCCTGTTATATTAGCCAAACAACTTCCGAAGTATGGAAGCTTTGACTGCATTGCTTGCCTTGATATACTTACCAGCAAGACGCATTTCATTACGAAACGATGCTCTAGGTTGTCCAGTATCCCAGACAAATACATGTTCATCGGTTGAGTTTATTAAACCCATGTACACGCCTTTGGCCTCAGTAAATCCTGAGTTGCCAACTTCAATCCATTGTCCGGGTTGCATATCAAGTGATACTACATCCTGACCATGTGTCGCAATGACACTTTTTACATATCTCATTTGGTTTGCTCCGTTTGAGATTTATGCAAGGCTTTTAGCTAGAGCCACATTAGACAACCTTGCTAAATCTAATGTAGTTATATTATGACATACTTTAAATAGAATGTCAAATTGCGTTTATACTTGGCTTAGAGCCTCCAGCTTTACGTTCTATTGCTTGCCGATTCTCATAGTTCTGTACTATCTTTGGATTTCGACACTCAGGCCGATTATTCCACACGCTAGCCATTTGAGGCCTACCTGTAGATGCAAGATCAACGACCTTGTACATCTTACCCTCAATTTCAATCATACTTCTCCATTGATTATAAGTTACCAATCCAAACCAAATACAATTGTATCATCATTTGAATTGTCTATGTATTCATTATTACAATCTAGCAAGTCCTCAAACTCACTATGATCTGCTAACTCTAACGGACTAATACTTACTCCGCTTTCTATCTGCTCATATTCCATAATTAATTGTTAGTTGAATTAACTATCTTATTTGTCTGCATTAAGTATGACATAAACTTTAAAGAATGTCAAGTATGTTTATTTTAGCTGATTATTATCAAGTTACTTGTTAGCTAGCAACAATTAAGTGCGTTTCAATCTATTGCTAATGTTTCGCTTGCTGTCTTTAAATAATCGACTGCAATAAGTATGACAGTATTTTAAATAAATGTCAAGTACTATTGTTTTGTGTGCTTTCAGCTAGCATTTAAAAGACTGAATTACTCGACTGCAATAATTATCTCATAAAACAATATAAATGTCAAGTACTATAATTTGACTGTAAAACTAAGGTAGGAATCAAAGAGATAAAATAGCACAATGCTAGTAGAATGTCAAGCACTATAATAAGGAATAAAAAAATAGATAAGCACACACGAACAAACAAAGGTAGCACACACTAACAACAAGTGTATGCATGTGCAAACAAACAAAGGTAGTACAAGCGTTGAACATTTGTTTGCACATGCTAATAGTTGTGGTTAGTACGCACTAATAAACAAAGGTAGTACCCACTAATTACATTTGTTAGCACAGGCTAATAAAAAAGGTTAGCATGGGGGACTTTTGTATTAGCCATATCGTTCCAACCTCTCCCATTTTTTCCCCAAATTACCCGTGTACAATGGTACACAAGTGTTCTACCCATGTCTCCACACACGAACGAGCATGTGTAGCCCAAATGTGTACCAAGTCAGTTCATCCAAACGTCATACTTAGGTTCATGTTCAAAACCCACTGGATACAGCGCATGTTCCATGAATCTTTCCAGTTCTTTGTCCAGAAGTTCTCCCTTTCTGTCTGACATAGCTACATCTGCATCAGCAGCCATTTGTTCTACCCAGTAGCTGACAGCCATACTCAAAACATCAAGTCTATCGTCATGAACAAGCGCACCTTTCTCTTTTGTAATACGAGTCATCTGATGTGCAAGCATGTAGCGGCTTTGTAACTCAGGTGGATAGTGTTGTACAGACTGGTAGTCTCTTTCTAGGGCTTTCTGGTCAATAACTAGTCTATGTTGGTTCATTACTGGTTCTAGTGTATCAACTATCCTCTTTTCTTTCTGAATATTGTGTCGAACCTCTTCTATTGAGCAAGGGTACACTTTAGTTAGCACAGGTTTAAGTAATTCAGAGAACATACCATCACCAAAGTTAGATTCAATCAGAACTTGGTTGACATGGTACTTTCTAGCAAGAACACTTAGTGCTTGCAGGGTTTCACTTGAGTAACCCCCAGTAATTCCACCAAAGTCTATGACATATAGTATTCCATTGAGCATTTTAACTACAGCAAACGCAGTTTCATCTTTACCACGCCCACTTGGGTCAATAGCAAGTACTGAACCAGTATAGTTTAGATAGTCGCCCACTATTTGCATGGGAGGGTAGAAATAATCGCCCGGAAGTCCTACATTGGGTATGTCAATCACTTTTTCTCTTGCTCTTCCCCACACCACTTTCTCTGGAGCTTTGTCATTATCTATGTCCATGACAATTAGATCCTCAAGTTTTAGTGGGTATCTATCTGCATCAGACAAAGCTGTGTCCAGCATAAACTGGAGAGCAAAGCCGGAGCGTCCGTAGCTAAGTTCTCTTTCAGTCAGGTCTATGTCGTCAAACCTAAGTGGATCAAGTGGTTCACCAGCTTTTTCACCTTCTTCAATCTTCTGCATCACAATAGGAGCAAGTTTACCTGCATACTTATCAGGATTCTTAGGTATCCTTGAGGGCCATATCAAGGGTTTGTACCCTCTCTCTGGCAGAGTTTCGTAGAGGCTCATCTCAGTTTGAGGAGTACCCAAGTATATCACTCGTCCATCGGGTTTCAGTATTGCATCGAACTCTTTAACTGCTTCACTAATCTTATCTCTCATAGTTTGAGTCATCGAGTTATTAGGAATCTCAATATCATCAGCAATGACTATATCTGCACGACTACCTGCTAGTTGACCTGTGATACCTGCGGACTTAACAGAGGGACTATGGGATGCTTTAGCTGGGCCAACGTCAAAGGAGATCTTACTCTGCCTCTGGGAGCCTTTTGGCATCAAGTGTTGCAACAGCATCATTTCTGAGATAAGCCGCATGGTAAAGGTGGAGAAGTCATCAGCACGTATCTTAGAAGCAGAGACCACAAGTATCTTTACTTCAGGGTCAAGTAGTAGTTGGTGACATGCGTATGCACTTGTGATATAACTCTTACCTACACCACGAAAGGCTTCTATTACGATCCTCTTTTCGTCCTCATTCTGTAGGTACTGAGCTATGTCATACTGAACAGGAGTTGGCTCTGGTAGACCTAGGTGTTCCCAGACCACGAAGAGGAAGTTTCGGAAGTCCTTTATTAATTCTACTTGTGGTGTGTACATTAGATTACCTTATATAGTGCTCAGATCGTCCTGTAACGAAAGGAAAGGACTTGGATATACTGTTTAGTTCTTTAGACTCTCTTTTGTAGGAAAAGGAAGTATATTAACAAGGTTTCCAAGAGGACTATCTTGCATGGGTAGACCTTCTATTCCATTATCCTTTAGAAACTTGATTGCATTACTCATGTCTGCACTAGAGGCTTCCCCACTAATTACCCTTTGGAGTAACTCTTGTGCTACCTGAGAGTGCAGGTTTTCTAAGGTGTCTTGTGGTGCTTTACTCATTTCTTAGTTTTTATTTTTAGTTTATCTAATCTAACTTTTCTAATTTTACCCTTATGTTCCTTTGGCTTTTTCTTACCTACATATTTTGTACTCTTTGATTTAGATTCTTGTGTCCCTTCTACATGATGCCGTTTAGATTGGTATCTACCAAATTTATCTTTATATTTACCACCGCTCTCTACTACTTTAGCACGAGATTTCCATGATGACTTTGCATCTGTATCTTTATCGCTTGCATCTCTACTACTTCTTGTTGTCTTAGTTTGAGTATTTCCTCTTCTTTTAAATGTTTGACTATCTTTTGTCTTACCATCTCCACTTTTTATAACTCTTTTATGTGTGTAATCTTTTTCACCAGTAGCATGACGTTTCTCTTCTGGACTTGGATTACTTCTCTTGTTCTCCGAATAAGACTCAAATTCAACACCACCTCCCTTTAGCCTCTTTAGTTTTGTTTTAATAGTCATTTGATTCCTTTACACTTACAAGGGTTACACGTACATGGGTCACATTTACACATATTTACCTTTGTAGTCATTAATTGCGGCTTTGATTGCATCCTCTGCTAGAACAGAGCAATGTATTTTAACTGGTGGTAACGAGAGTTCCTCTACTATCTGAGTATTCTTAAGTAACTCAGCTTCGTCTAAGGTCTTACCTTTGACCCATTCCGTTACTAAACTTGAGGAAGCAATAGCAGATCCACAGCCAAAGGTTTTGAACTTAGCATCGACAATCTTATTGTCTTCTACCATAATTTGTAACTTCATAACATCCCCACACTCAGGAGCACCCACAAGGCCAGTACCGACACTACTACTCCCACTATCCATACTACCAACATTACTTGGTCTTTCATAGTGTTCTATTACTTTCTCGCTATAGGACATCTAGTAGCTCCAGATCCAAGGTCTCATATCTGATTCTATTGTATCCAAGTGAATAAACCTAGAAGAGTGTTTCCCTTTTTGAGAGATTCCTATACCTTTCCAAGTATTAGAACGTATCATTGCAAAGCTCAGGATCTCATGAGCTAGCTTACCAGAACATAGGATGTCAACTGCTTTTCCAGTAGTATGCGGCCCTTCTTTTCCTGTGGAACTAATACTATCATTATGAGTAGGGCAGCGGTATGCTGACGAGAGCTTCAGAGGTTTCTTTATAGCATCCCTGAGTCCTTGTAAGGCATCCAAAGTCTTTTGATCAAAGTGATTCTTATCACAATGTGAACAAGAGAGTTCTAAGTCTTCAAAGTTTTTACTTGATATTCCCATTATGTAGCCTCCTTTAAAGTAAGTGGTGCTTGAGTTGGACAAATGATATTCATCTTCATACCAAGTTCTTTAGACTGTTC